GTGCCTTATCAGCAATTAGCAAATTGTTTTGATACTGATATAAATATACAGAACCTAAGGAGTCCACTATGCACCCTTTCCTAGACGTAAGCAAACTAAGCGATGAAGAAATTATCGAACGCTTGGGTAGAGCTTATACTTACATGAATGCCCAAGTAGCATTAGGACATAATCCTACAGTTTTCAGCATTAAAGAAGTAATTCAATCTCTTGAAGATGAACGTCGAGAACGGCAACAGCGTACAATGGACGAAGAATTTAAGAAAAAATATCCCGAAATAAATAAACCGATTGAATTAGGGAAACTAGATGACTAAGGGATATCATTATGATTAAAAAGGGTAGGCATCTTATCAAGAGCCACATGACTCTGGAATATGAATTCACGGGAATCAGAATTCAAGATAGTTGGTTAACACCTGTTGATTGGAAATTAACAGTTGATCTTGTTGCTACTGGCAAGAAGGGTAAAACCAGAGAAGAGGTTGAATATAACGCAGGTGTCACATATCAGAAGGTTTACTTCTGGTTAGATACAAACTTGCCCAATATTGTTGTTGTAGATGTATGCAATGAAGACGACCTTTATATTGCGAATCTATCAACAAACATTATGATGTACTGCCCAGACAGCCCAACAGATGATCTGTTGATACAGCTTCTACATGCAAAGATATCATCTCTAGCACTTCCAAATTTAATTGTAGGTGAGATACATTTAAAGGGTAGTGATACTTCTTTACAATATACATTTGATTGTCCCGATACTGGATATGTATTGCCAATCAGTACAGCAGAATATTATACAGAAGGTACAACACGAGATAAAGATCCGTGGTGGATGAGGGATGATGGATTCTGTTTCGAATTTGTTAGACCCGAAGATAATGAACAGACTGATGAAGAACTGTTTAGCGATATAGTTGATCCAATGGATGAATTTCATCGTATTATATCTGAGGTATCAGATATGCATATTGGACTTGTGCGTGAGCCCGCAAGAATTGTTCAGGTGGAGAAATGGAAACCAAAGACAGTGTAAAAGTAAACACGTATGACCAGGCCATACTCTCTAGTGATAACCTTAGAGAACTTTTACTTCAGGGAAAGAATATAAGTCACTTGAATGTTATATTTGATGAAGAGATTGAATTATTTCAACAATACCAATCTACATTATTACCAGAAGTAATTACATTCTTAGATGCACCCGAAGAATTATTAACATTTGATGATTTTCATCAGAAGTGTGCAGATGAATGGATATTTCCAGTTGTCTATCAGCAAATAGATGTTCGCACATGGTTACTCGATAAATGTAAGACACAACTGGAAATTGATCGTGTAAATAAAGAATATGTTCTTTATGAGGAACGGGATCTGGTTATGCTATTAAGGTTGTTTATATTTCTTGTGGATTACATGAGAAAGAACAAATTCGTATGGGGCGTAGGTCGCGGCTCCAGCGTTTCGTCGTATATACTATACCTTATAGGTGTACACAGAGTAGATTCGTTGAAATACGAACTCGATATAAAAGATTATCTAAAATAGGAAAAAGAAAAATGAGTAGACATGTAACATACCGTGGAACAACTATTGATATGGAAGCACTGAATCGTGAAAACGAAAAGGTTCCTGCAATCGGTAATATGAAAGTTAATGCCAAGGGCGATCAAATTAATCGTGGCCAGGTAACACGAACAGCGGATGATATTGCACGTGATAATCATCGAGTTCAGTCTGTTGTTGTAAGTACAGGTTTGAAGGGTAAGCAACCTGCGGCACCAGATCCTGTGTTGGAGGCACCTAAGCCAGTTAAGGCTATGAAACCTGCCGAGACACCAAAAGTGGTGAAAGAAGTGCAGTTGCCGAATGGCGATATCATTGCCGGAGATACAAATGCAAGTTAAAGCATTAAAAGGTAAGGTACTTGTTACAGATTTAGAACGTGGTTCTAGACTTATCAATGGAATTATTATTCCCGACGATAACGGTAAGAGCGAAGGCATCCGACCACGTTGGGGAAGAGTATATTCTGTAGGTGAAGATGTGACAGAAATTACTCCAGGACAATGGATTCTTATCGAAAATGGGCGTTGGACTCGAATGCTTAAAATCAAAGAGGATGATGGTTCACATACGCAGGTTTGGGGTGTTGAATGGCCTAAGTCTGTGATGCTTGTTTCGGATGAAGATCCAGAGATGAATATATTTTCGGAGTTTACAACTTCACATGCATTTTAAGAAAGATCTAAGAAATGAAAGAACTATGGACAGAAAAATATCGTCCGAAAAAGATCGAAGATTATGTCTTCAAAGATGGCAAACAGAAAAAGCAGATAGCTAAATGGATACAAGGTGGTGCATTACCACATATGCTTTTATCTGGCGCACCAGGTACAGGTAAGTCCACACTCATTAAGGTTCTATTAAACGAACTCAATATCGATCCATTTGATATATTAGAAGTTAATGCCTCAAAGGATAATGGTGTCGACTATATTAGAGAAAGAATTGATGGATTCTCTAGCACAATGGGTGTAGGAGATATCAAATATATCTTCTTAGATGAAGCTGATGGATTGTCTAAACCCGCACAAGGTATACTTAGAGGTACCATGGAACGTTATGCAAGTTCTGTTAGATTTCTATTGACGTGCAACTATCCACATAAGATTATGGATGCCATTAAGTCGCGTTGTGAAACAGGACGTATGCACATTGAGAAATTGGACAGGGATGAATTTGATGCCAAATTAGTGGATATATTAAGTAAGGAAGGTATTGAATTAGATTTCGATGCTTTAGTGGCAATTGTTGATAAGACATATCCCGATTTGCGTCGCGGCATTAGTATGCTTCAATCTAATTCGTTTGGTGGTAAGCTAGTTGCTCCAGATATAGATTCTGAAGAAACAGCAGACTATAAGATTGATATGATTGCATTATTCAGAGCCGGCCAATTTAAAGAGGCGCGCCAGCTTATATGCGAAAAGGTTGGTAGAGAAGAATATGAAGAGATGTATACCTTCTTATATCAAAATATAGAAATATGGGGTGAAGAGGACGAAAAACAATGTAAGGCCATTCTTGTTATTAGAGACGGAATGGTAAATCATGCTTCTTGTGTTGATGTTGAATTATGCCTGTCGGCTACATTGGTTGAATTAGAATGGATTGCAAAAGGAGTATTATGAGTAAAGAAAAAGTTTTTATTGTTGTATCACATAAGCACACACCTAAGAAGGGTGCTAAGACCGGTGCTGCAAAAAGTTCCGAAACACAATGGGAAGTTACAGAGACAATTGAATTTGTAAATCAACTCAGGAATAGACATATTAGTATGTCTAGTGCTATCGGCGATTACATCAACAGAAAAATGTTATCTGGTGAACGTCACGGCATGGGCGATTATGATAAATTTGAAGCTTATGTAAGAACAAAGTATGAAAAACAAATGGCAGAACTTGATACAGCATATAGGGCAGATCAGGTAGTCGTAGAACAGAGTCCCGAAGTGTTTTCTGATTCGTTTGGTAACATTCGAGCACGTACGGTATTTGACCATGCCTAAAAAGAAAATTATTCTTACAGATGCCGATGGGTGTCTAGTAAATTGGAATGATGGCTTCAATAAGTTTATGGCCGAACGTGGTATGCCACAATTGCCCGATACTGATCATGAATATAGCTTGGCAAACCGACACGGTATTTCCATGCAGAAAGCTGGAGCCCTTATTAGGGAATTTAACGAAGGTCCGTGGATTTCAGATCTAGAACCGTTTGCTGATGCTGTTGAATATACTCAGAAGCTAGTTGATAAGGGTTTTAGGTTTATTGTTGTTACAAGCATCAGTTCTGCACCATCTGCAAAACATTATAGAACTGCGAATCTAACTAGACTATTCGGTGACATATTTGATGAAATTAATTGTATTGAGATGGGCGCAAGTAAAGCGCATATTTTAACCAGATGGGAAGACACAGGTTATTTCTGGATTGAAGATCATATGCGCCAGGCCGAAGCTGGTTATGAAGCTGGATTAAAAACTGTACTAATTAACCACCCGTATAATTCGCACTATAAAACAGATCTATTCCCTACGGTGAGTTATACATCTCCCTGGAAGGAAATTCACAACATGATATGCAAGGAATATAATGTCTAAGAAAATTTTAATAATGGGTCTCCCTGGTGCAGGTAAAACAACATTAGCAATTGCACTCAAGAAATATATTGAGGAAACAGCACTTGCCAAATTACCTGAAGAACTCAAATCGGATCCAGAGATGGTGCAAGCATTTGAACGTACAATCAATATGTTTAATGCAGATGAGATTAGAACACGATTTAATGATTGGGATTTTAGTCACGATGGCCGAATTCGCCAATCATTGCGTATGGCGGAATTTGCACTGAAATCTATATCTGATTTTTCAATAGCAGACTTTGTTGCACCATTGCCAGAGATGCGTCATAATTTTAAAGCTGATTGGACAATCTGGGTAGACACAATTACTGAAGGGAGATATGCAGATACAAATAAAGCATTTGTTCCACCCGAACAATACGATTTTCGTATTACCGAACAAGATGCTGATAAGTGGGCAGAATTTATCAGCAATCATATCTTAGAAAATCGTCGTCGCCCAGTATTTAATTGGCAGAAAGAAACTGTTATGCTACTAGGAAGATATCAGCCTTGGCATCAAGGGCATAGGGCATTATTTGATATTGCTATTGCTAAAACAGGGCAGGTAATTGTACAGATACGAGATTGTCAGGGTTGGAACGGTAGCAATCCTTTTACTCTTAAACAAGTGGCAGACTATATTAGACGAGATCTCGACCCCTTATACCAGGGCCAATATGAAATACAAATTGTGCCCAACATTGTTGAAATTAATTATGGACGCGACGTGGGCTATAAAATAAACAAAATAGATCTTCCAGATGAGATACAACAAATATCTGCTACTAAAATTCGTAAGGATATGGGTATAGAATAAAATTGTTGGGACGATGGCACAATGATAAATACATTAAGGGAGAAATGTATGGACTCATTTGTATATCAATGGACTAATTTAACATTAGATAAAATTTATATAGGATTTCATAAAGGGATAGAAGGTGATGGATACATTTGTTCATCGGCATCTTCTATCTTCTGGGAAGATTTTCGTAATCCTCTATATTTGTGGGAAAGAAAAATATTACATAAAGGTATGATGGCTGATTGCCAACGTTTAGAATCTACGCTATTAGATAATTTAGATATAACTTCAGATAGTATTTACAACAATAGAAACAATCTTATGTTTAATCTTACAGATGAAGTACGAAAGAAGTTAAAAATTGCTGCCATTAAAAGAGCTGAGAATCCCGAATATCGTAAAGCTCAATCTGAAAGTGCTACATTGGCCTGGGCAAATAATCCATTGCGCCGCAAACAACAAGGCGATAAAGCAAAGATGCAGGTAGTTTCCGAAGAAACAAAAGAAAAAATAAGAATAGCACGATCACAACAAGTAATTACACCAGAATCTAGGATTAAGGCATCGGAGTCAATTAGAAATGCCCCCGATATTATATGTCCGAACTGTGGTGCGAAAGGTAGATATTTAGGAAGCATGAAAAAGAATCATTATGACAATTGTAAAAAAATTCGTAAAGAGTTGGGCCTTAAATAAGGGTGAGTCAGGTCTCCGCAGTCTGGTTAAAGCGTACAGCTACCGGATATGCGGAACTCTAACAACTATAACAATTTCGTATATAGTTACAGGCGTAATTACTGTATCGTTAGCTATCGGAGCAACCGAAATTATTATCAAGCCATTTATATATTGGTGTCACGAACGAGTCTGGAATAAGATTAAGTGGGGAACCGATAAATAGTATGTTATCGGAGAACATACTATTT